AGCCCATAGATCCCCTTTAACCTCATGACCGGCTTTTACACGCTCAACTTTTCCCATTTCTTCACGGGATGGTCGTTTCCCAAGAGGTGTTCCCATGCCGTTTCCGATAGCGCGACCGATTGCACTTGTTTCGCAATTTTCGCTTGCGTTAGTTTTATTGACCGGACTACTGCCTTCAATTTCAGTTGCCCATCCTGTTGCGAACGGATGAATGTCGCTGTGATCTCGATAGATAGCCGATAAACACACCCATTCAACACGCCCATCTGGTCGTATATGATGCGTGAGATCAGTTTGGATTCTTCCATTTGGGTACGCCTTCCAGTATCGTTCACATCTTGCTTGCACATCTTCATATTGACTTAAATCAAACACTTTTATTGCCCCTATCTCTATGTAATCCAGATGAATAGAACTGTGGTCTTAGTCTGCTCATTGCGATTATCTCGGCGATGCTAATGCCCAATTCTGACAATTCTCTAGACAATCGAGTAAGACTTTTATTCGCCCAATTGTTAGCTCGTATCAGAATCCTTTCCTCTTGTGTAAGTGCTCCCCAAGTACCGTATTGCTCATGCTGGAAAGCGTACTCAGTGCACTCGACTCTAATCGGACATGCAGCGCAAACACGCCGTAATGTTTTTATCGGTATTCCCTCAATTTCAAGTTCGTACACGGTCTTAAAAAACATATCGGTATCCATGTCCTTACATGCAGCTTGATCATAAAGGTCTTTAGACATCATCGCGAGAAGCAACCCCACGCTGAAATCCAATAGCCCTGCCACGACGATAACCTATGTTCTTGCCCTGTTTGTATCCTTGTAGCCACATGGCGCAACCAAAACAAACGCCTAAAATCATAATCGTTAATTCAGTGTAGAAACCTTGATCCATTATGCCACCACATAATTCGTGAGCAACACATCTTGGTCTAAGTATGTATCAAATGCACGATGGTATTCCCATCCAATTGATCTCAAAAATGCTTCTGCCATAATCACAGACAAGCGATTATCAAACCAATAAATAGTTCGGAAGTCATAACCGACTACATCATCAAACCGACCATCTTTAACTTGCTCGTACCAATCATTGTTGAAATCCATCCGACAATTTGACATCATCTGAAAATCGTCTGCAGTCATTTCTACAATTACTTTACTTTCTAGCTTCATTTCTACCCCTTCAAGTAGTTGGTAAGTACCAATTTACTCAGGGTTCAAGCAATGTCAAGCATTTCCACCATAATGTTTTCCGTGCCATGAGAACGACCCATTGGACTTCATCGGTACAAGAATGGGAACCACAGTCTTGCCGGTTACTTCTAGGATGCCAAAACCCATCTGCCAGTTAGCAGCCCCACGAGGCTTTAGATAGTGCGCCTTGCCCATTTCCATAAGATGACCTACCTCTAGGGCAAAACGGGTTTGTACGCGCCCTGAGTAGCCTTTAGAAGCCCACACAAGCCCTTGCCTATGTGAATGCCCACAAACAATGCTCTTGCCGGTTACATCCATGAGTTTTGCAGCTGTCATTCCTGCCACTTGGCTCATGCTGCCTTCGTCGCCATGTCCTAGTAATACATCGGGTGCAATCTCGGTAAGATGTTGATTAAATGTTATGTCTAGTTCATCAATCCCAATTAAATCTGGATAAGTAAATCCCCTCAATCCGCTAACGGCAGGGGCTTTTCTTTCGATGTAGCGTTCTAGTCGATCTGTGTGATTTGATCGGGCTAACCAAAAAGGTTTGTTTGCACCAAGAGCATTGCGAAACTCAGCCAAGACGTCATGTGTATCGTCTAGATGGCGTTGCAGTGCTGTTGAGTATTCTCCACGGCTGGCATCTTCCCATCTGCTAACCATTGGGAGATCGGCTTCATCTCCGACACATGCAAGAGCATCGGGCTTAGTGCGCTTGACAAACTCAATTAAGGCTTGCACTGCCTTTTTATGATGATATGGGATTTGTAAATCTGAAATGACAACTATCGTCTTAGTCGTCTGAGTCATCGTCCTCTAGACTTAACTCTTGTGGATCTTCTTCCCACAATTCATCGTCATCATCATCGCCCACATATTCAGGAGATGGAAAGTTCCATTCAGGTAATTGGCTTAAAACTAATTCCATTGCTTCTTTGCGGGTAAATCCTGCACGGCAGTATTCTCTCAATAATCTTGCAGCTTCTAGAGCCATTGCAAGCATTGGAGTTAGAGGCTCAGATAGAAGAATGTAGTCTGGTTCATTAGGTTGATCTGACATCTGAACCCCCGCTCATGTATTAGGATAGCGACTTATTGAGAAGTATGCGATAAATCTCATCGACCCGTGTTTCGAGCCGCGTTACCTGATCTTTTACCGATGATCCTGAGTTAGGTTTAAGTTCGCTTAGATAGTGCAGGATTAAAAACCTAAGAGCAGATAGGAATACGCCCATAAGGGTTGCCATCGCTACGGCTAATCCTGCCCAATCCATCAGACTCATGCGACAGGTTGCTTAGGTGCTGCTCCTGCTAAGCCGGATGCGATGAATGATGACAACATGGCGCGATAGTCCAGATCAAAGTTAGTTGCTTGCCATGTAACCAAGAAGCCGGTAATAGCCATAAGAATTTGTTTGGATGAAACTTTCATTTACAAGCTCGCAATCTTAAAAACGATGGGATCGTGATCCCCTGCCTTTGTGAAACTTATGTGAATATGATGATGATGAGGATTTCCACCTGAGTAATTGCGCCACTTCCACAATAGTCTTGGGCTTGCAATCTTGCCTTGATGAATGATGTAGGCAATGCGCTTTTCACCTTGTTTAGCGGCTAAACGCAATTCGTCTGCTATCTCCCAAGATTTGTTTTTGTTGCCCTTCTCAAGGTCTGCATCAATGTCAACTGCCCTTACTACATTGTCGCATGTTTCATCTGGATTGTGGTCAGATTTACGGGCTTGATGGGCTATATCGCCAATCCATCCATCCGATGTTTTATCTCGTGTTGCGTATGTGCGATTAATCTGCCACATAAGAGTTTTACCGGCTTCACATAACCAAGGTTTAGTTACGATTTTAGTCATCTAGTTTTCCCTTTTTGTGATCTATGTTTTCACAATTCCATTGATAAAAATCCGTGTCTAACACTGTTTCAGGATGGCATTTTGGATCAGGTGCAATAAATGCATTAGCATCTGGATCAAAGGTAAAACCAATTCCAGCAAAATTATATCTATATGAACCGCTGTAACTGGTTCGTTTTACTGTGTAAGGAGTACCTAAAGCATAATAAGTTTCAGTATCCAAGCCATCAATTGTTTCAATTTCATCTTTACCAACAATTACATCAACGACAATGTTATCTTTATCAAGATATGCGTAGTGCGCCATTATGCCCAACTTACTGTGTCTGAAACACCGGCTGCTGTAACTGTTGAAACTTTAAAACCGCCGCTAGGTGCTGCAGTTGACTGTGTAACTCCACCGCTAAATGTTGCCGTGTAATTATCTGGGTACTTTAAAACGACAATACCGCTACCGCCTTGATAACCCGTTACGTTAGAACTACTAGAGCGACCACCACCACCACCGCCGGTGTTTACCGTTCCAGCACTTCCGCCGCCACTATTTATGGTTTCACCTGCGCCGCCGCCGCCGGTGCCTCCTGAACCGCCAGTAGCACCACCGCCGCCGGCTCCACCTGCGTAAGTTACTGATGAGCCAGTTATTGAAACGGCAACACCTGCGCCACCTGTTCCACCACTTACTGCAGTCGTACCGTTACCACCTACAGCACCTGCACCACCGCCACCACCAGAAGAATTGTAATTACCAGAACTTCCACCTGCGTAGCCTTGATTAGCAGTTCCAGCACCACCGGCTTGTCCAGTGGTTTCATTATTTGAACCGCCACCGCCAGAACCGCCACTGCTACCAATTCTTGTGCCTGTATTAGCAGCACCGCCGCCACCACCGGTTGAAGTAATAGATGAAAAAATAGAAGTTGCGCCATTTGTGCCGTAAGCAGCACCTGCACCGCCGCCACCACCTGCGCCCACTTTTAATGAATAGTTAGTTGATACGCTTAAACTTAAAGCGGTTTCTAAACTTCCCCCACCGCCTGTAGCCGTAACTGTTGAGCGTAGACCTCCTGCACCGCCACCACCTCCGCCAGAGTGTCCATTAGCGCCACCGCCACCACCGCCGCCGGCTACTACTAGATAATTTACCGTCAATGCGGGCGTAGGTTTTGGAATGCCAGTTACTCCGCCAATTATGTTTCCAATCATTAACTAACTGCACCTACAACAGTCCATGTGTCTGTACCAGTTTTAATACAAACAGCCGCTTTATATTGAGCAACAGTTGGTGCTGCTGAAACTGTTCCCGCACTCGTAACTGTTGTTGTTCCACTTGTCACGGCTTGAATTGTCAATGCCGCTGTACCAGTGTTTAAAATACTAATTGCGCTGCCAACAGCAAATGGAGTAACTGCATTTGTTGGAATGCTAAAAGTTTTTGCAGCAGCGTTTGATCCAATTACTAATACTTGGTACTGGTCAGTGGTTGCAAGTGTGTAAGTAGTACCTGTTTGAGAATTAATCGTATAAGTGACCAAGCCATTGGCTGCTGCTGCAGTCAAAATATCTCCAGTGGAGAACGGGAATCCGGTAGCGATGGTGATTACCTCTTTCTAATATCCTAAATAGGATGAACCTAAGACTCCCATTGTAGCCGATCCTATGACAAATCCTGTTGCATAAGGGTCGGCAACAATGAAGGTCGTTGTCCATTTGTTGGGTGAGATGTCATAACTTACGCCTTGAATAACCAAGGTGTTTGAAATAGATGATCCACCGGCTTGAGTTTGTTGAACGGTTATTGGATCAAAATAATCTAATTCTAGCCCTGCAACAACACGGGTTGGATCAGTTGGATCGCCTGTGTTGATAGTTACTGACTCAACTCTGATTGCTGTATCTGCTCGGCTTGCAACGATTGATTGAGCCATTGATAAGGCTTCTGTATCAGTAGTCATCATTAACCCAGTGCGTGTTCTATTATGTTGAAAGTAGTTAGCAATACTTGTGGCATCGGAATCTGACTGAGCCGTGCCACCATTGCGTGTAATTACGGCTGAGTTGATTAAACCTGTATCGCTAAAATCATAGGTAACTTGGTCATAAGTAATCCCACTGCCGTCATCTGCAAATTTTGTGGCAACAGCAGCTTGTGCCTTAACACTGTTGTTGCGTGAGATAAATCTGGCAAATCCATATTGGTCAAAATAAAATGCACCAAGTTCGGATTGCTCTATTAGTTGACACGCGCTTAGGGCTGATCGGTTTGCTGTAGCAGGATCGGCTTGCATTGAACTATCGCCGGCATCAATGTTACGCATGGATGCTGGAAACGCTGCTGCATCAAGAATCTTATTGATTCTAGTTCCACTCAATTGAACGCCACTATCTGCAATTGTTCCAACTGAAGTTAAATTTAATAATTGAAAACCGTCAATGCAATCTAATGAAACAAACCCAACTTCACCATCTTTAGGGGCTGAATACTTCCATGCTTGGATGTAGAAACTGCCAAGATAATAAGTGTTGCCATTGTAGGTTGAACTCAACTGAATCTTACGCATTGGTAAAACATTAGGATAATAAGGACTTGATGTATTGCTAGGATTAAAATCTCCATCTTGATCGGCGATGACAATAGCAGATCTACCACCTTGAAATGAATCACTTAATCGATTGTAAGCCCTACGAATCGATGCTTTCATGACTTTAGTTGAAACATCAATTGATTGGAAACTTGCTGAATCAGCCAATACGCCAACGCCCAATGGTGTTAAAGGATTGCCTATCTGAAATGGTGGGGCAAAACTTGCACCGTTACTTAGTACAATTGTGGCAACTAGCGTGGGTGCTAATGCCATTACCTGCCACCGTTAGTTAAGATTGGGTTTGCGCCGTAATACTGAACGCGTTGAATGCCTTCAAGGATTGCATTCTGTAAATCTTGTTCCGATATTACTGATCCTGCATTATTAATTGTAAGATTTATTGCCGTGCCACCTGCTGCACCCACTCCTAGGTAATCAAAATTACCACTAGAAACTGGTGCTGGTACAGGCATTGGAACTACATCGGCAATAGTAGGTGTTGGAACGGGTGGAACACTTGTACCGGCAGGGGTTTGTGTTTGCCCTTGACCTGCTCCAAATACTTTCATGTAAAAATTAATGTCAAATCCATTGCTTGCTTTTGTGCCAAGTGCAGTTAGCATTGCCTCGATTTCAGCAATACCTTTACGGGCTAACGCAACTTTAGCGGCTTCAGACTTAGCAAACTCCGCGACTTGATTTTGTAATGAATCAATATATTCAAATTGAAAAGTTCTATTTTCAGCTAAACGATTAGCAGCTGCAATCTTATTAAGTGAGTCTAGATCCTCAGCAACTTTGAATCCAGCCTTGGCAGCCATTTCATCCGCAATTTGTTGCAATTTAGTGCGATTATCTTCCACCGCTGGCTTTTCAATGTCTTTAATTTTCTTCAATGCCATGAACTCAGCATTACGAGCACTAATAACTTGAGCGGATTTAGATTTAAGGATTGCCAGATTCTCGCGTTGGGCTTTACCTTCTGCAGCTGCATACCTGTAGATTGCTAAACCTACACCGGCAATCTTCTGTTGAATCCCTAAAAGAAACTTGAAAACTGGATCTTGTCTTAATTTAGTAAATGCAATTCCAATAGATCGGATGATGTCGCCGATCGTATATGAAATGGTTTCAAACTGTTTTGTAAGACTACTCATGTCGCCTTGTTTGCCAATGACTTCATTTATTGCGTCAAGAATGCCCACGCCAATAACTTTCTTGGCATCATCTGCTGCAACACTTATTTGTCTAAGTTGTCCTTCTAATGAGTTGGCTTCATTTTCTGCAAACCCTGCAAAAGTAGTTCTTACCTTGCCAAATGTTTTATCTAAGTCGCCGGCTTTGATGTCAGCCTTGGTAATACCCGCTCCAAGTTTATTTAATGCCCCAAAATTTCCTCGGTAGGCAGCCGTAATTGCTCTAGTGGAAGTTTCTAAATCTACTCCACGGGCAGCACTAATATCCATGGCAAGTGCAAGATCACTGGATGCTCTAGCTGCACTGCGAGATGCTAAGGCTAGGGAACTTAATGCAGGTCTAAGTTTTTCATCGACAATGCCAAATTTGTGGCTTAAACTTTTTATAGATGCTTCTGTTGCAATAACTTGTGCATCGCTTGCGTTAGTTGTTGACTTTAGTGTTTGTGCCAGTACTCGTTGGCTTTTGGCATCGGCTAATGCTGCATGAACTGAGTCAACGGCTAACTTCTTTGCATAATAAGTTGCAGCAACAGTGGCAGTTGCGTAGGCATATTTAATGTTCTTAGCAAAAAAACTTGCACCCTTATCTAGTTTCTTAAACTCTTTAAGAGCTGTGTTGACGGCTTTAGCACCGTTCCAAATACCCGATATTGTAAATGCTGCCATTATGTTGCCAATCCAAAGTTAGACTGATTGAAATACTTTTGTAGTTCTAGATCTGCATTTCGCTGTACATTGGCGATGATTACTCTGGTCTTACCGGCATCTTTACGACCGGCTTTTATAATTGCCCGACCGCGACCTCTACTAATGGAATCATAGTTTTGCATTGCTTGCTTAAAATCGTATTGCGCTCTAGGGTTGCGACTTCTATTAGGGCGTGGACTCAAAACCACTACGCCGGCTTTTTCAAATATGCTTGCTGCTGCAGATGATTTATTTGTGATCTGTACTACTTGTGCAAAACCGTTTGCCTTTATCTTTCCAGCGCGTTTTACAATCTTTATGTTTTTCTTCATATTGGCTGCATCATAAAGTGGGAATGTGCGTACGCCAAAAATCATTTCTTGTTTTGTTTTGGCAGTTGGATTTATCATTTTCATCCAGTTACTTAAACCATTTGGTGCAGCTGCAGGGATGTAACTTCTAGCATCATCCTGCACTTCTTTAGCAGCCCTGTTAATGGCAACATTCATCTTCTTATAGATGTGTGGCGCAAAATCCCTCAAGCCCTGTTCCATGGTCTTAACGCCGTATAGTTTTAGCACTTCTGGCTGCATTTGTGTTTGCCTTGTGCCTTTCCTCTAATACCGCTTTAAGTGCCTTGTACATCCAATAATCCAACGCCATGATCTCATTAGGCGATGAGTTTGTTGCTATTGCGAGAGCTGCAACCTCATAGGTGCGAGATTCCCGCGTTAGCCATTTGGGTCGTCTAACTCCAACTCGACAAGACTCAAGGTATCTAGAAAACCGTTGTCAAATGGTTTAACTGTTTGTCCGTTGTTCTTTAGACACAGCCAAGCCAAGTAGTACACATGCTCTTGCTTTTCCTCATCTCTGAGTGTTTTAGCAAAACCACCGCCAACATACTTTTCAAAATCCACCTCAATCTTAGGTGTGATCTGATAAGAACCGCTGGAACCATCCTCTAGTGTTACCTTGAGTTTCATCGTTATCCCCTCGTTAGTTTGTTTAGACTGTTCCTGTAATTGTTTTAACAATTCCACCGTTGACTGGCCAAGTTACTGAAACTGTTGCAAGTTCAGTTACATTGTAAACTTGAGGCCATTCAATCACTAAACAGGTTGAAGTGTAAAGTGGATTGGCTGCACCAACTGCTGCTCCGCTTGGCATGACCTTAACAACTGTTGTTGAACCAACTAAACCGTTTCCTGCTGTTGCGCCATTGATTGTTTGGTTGACTTTTGATGATGCAAAATCTGCCATAAATTCAATGGTTATGCTTGAGTTCTCTAGCCCTGCGATTTGAGAATGACCAGATGCGCCCATTGCTGTTACATCTAAACTGTCGAATGTCTGATTAAGTGTTACGCTTTTTACATACTCGCTCAAGTTGATCGAATTGACTGACAACTGAACGCCGTTACCGAGGAATACTGCCATTATTCTTTATCCTTTGCTTTTTTGGTTTCTGTTTCGATATGACCGTTATCAATTAGATACTTGATTGACTCAGCGTTATCTAACTCATCTGCCATGACAACTTCACCTTTTGCTTTACCAGCAACAAGTGAATCGCCAATTACCTTGTATGACTCCATGTTAACTCCCAAATGTAGTGATGACTTGTAAACTGACATCTGCACTCATGAGATCCCCACTGGCAAGTGAAAAAATTTGTGGAGCAGATACAGTTCTAATTGTAACGCCTGTTAAGTTAGTTTTTAACTTAGCAATTGCGCTCTGGATGATTGATTCAATTCCGGCAAGATTCCCCTGATTATCTAGGGCTGGAACTGTAAAAGTAAGTTTTAGGTTTGCGTAGCAGCTGAGGGATGTCTGATTATTGACAAGTTCAATCATGGGATCATCCCAAGACACAATTACAGAGTTAGGGATCGGGGCATTAGGTGGATAACTAAAAGTCTGAAATAGCGTGGCATCTGCCACGGCTGAGGCTACGGATGTTCTTAGTGTTGCCCAAGACATTTTCAGCCAATCATTCCGGAAGTGGACATCCACGGGCTAATAAGCCCTTTTACACGGCTCAAGAGCGACACGCCCATTTTATATGGGGCTGGTTGAAAATCAATGCCAGTCATCCCGCCACTTGGCGCTTGACGGCTTTGAAAAATGTCCACTGCGATGCTCATGGCAGCTTCAGAAATAGGTGCAATAGTTTCATAATCAATGTGGACAGGACCGGTAATAGTTCCATAAGGTGAAACGCGATGAAGTGCTTGATCTGCAGGAGAGCCAGTTAAAACATAACTAATTGAATAAGAATCAACAGCAGTAATTGTTTTAGATCCATTAAATGTGGCTCCGCAACCGCTGATAGTAACAACCTGCCCAACTACAAATGGATTGATGTCGGCTGTGTAAAGGGTTACTGTGTTGCTTAATAATTGTTGTTCATCTACATAAGCATTGTTTTTTGCTAAGTATTCATCAATAATTAAATTGGCACTATCGCAAATTTCTTGCAAAACGGCATCTGTATAAAGTGAGCCGATTCCAAGTGTAACCCTGATCTCGCTTACTGTAACAAATGCCATTTTTACTCCTTTAGGGTGGGAGCCTTCTCATTCGGAAGGGGCGAACCGGAAGGCTCCCGATCTAGTTTGTTGTTACGCTACTGTGAGGTAACGGAATGCAGTTGGGTAACGATTGACAACACAAACATAACCGTAGATGCCAATTTGAATTTGTCCGTTAGCAACAACATTTGCACGAATTTCCAAGGTTCCGGATTCATGGAATCGCATTGCATCGGTTGGGTAAACCAAACCGTACTTGACACCTGCATCGTTGCCTGTGTAGTAAGGATCAACCACAAGATTTAGTCCTGCAACTGTACCAACAGTTGAACCTTGTGAAACCAATCCATTTGCATTCATCGGAGCCGCTGCCGCAAAAAGAGGGCGACCAGTTGTATCAACCGCACCGAGAAGTCCTGAGAAATCAATATCTCCAGAACCGCCACCATTTGAAACCAAAAGGTTGCGTGGAGTGCGCTTCATAATTCCGTAAGAATCCGCAATGCCATCTGCAATTGCTTTGTAAATTGTAGATCCGGTTGATGCTGCTGAGTTTTGTGCAGCAATGTTAGAAGCATAAGCATCTGTTTTTTGTGCGTATGACGCAGCAAGTTCTCTTAAATAAAGATCCAAAAAGCTGGGATCTGACCGGTCGATGAGCTCTACATCAAGAGTACCTGCTCCGGCAAATTTAACAATTGTATCTTCTTGAAAAGTTACGGCAGTGTCAGTCGATGAAAACTCTGCACCTTCAGCAGTTAGTGCAACAGTAGCCTGAGCACCAAGTTTTGGCGTAAAGATTTTCATTCCTGAATTTGGAAGTGGTGCGCGTTCAATAGAATCAATGAATGGACGCTGTGCGTCAATAATTCCAATAACATCTTTTAGATAGTTAGGTGGAACCATTCCTGTGTTCTCTGCAACTGTTGCAACCTGTAATGCTGCAACTAAATCGCGAGCATCTGAATCGCCTTGTGTTGCTTTGATTTGTGCCATTGCGTACTGTCCTGCAGTTACATTTGTGTTAACGCGTGGGGCAGTAAATACTTGAGTAGCAGGAGTGTGGGCAGATGCTTTCACTTCCGCGGCTTCAACCGAAACTTCCGTTTCGGCTACTGGATTTGTTTCGGTCATTACTGTTTCCTTTTCTGTTTCTGGCTCTGTTGCACTTGCAACAAGAGCGATCCGTGCCTCTGAAAATGCTGGTTCAGTAACTACGGAAACCTCTTTAATTGTGGCAGCTGATACATAGATCACGCCATCTTTCTCACTCCACTGATCTAATTTTGCGCCAATGCTCAATCCGTCTTTTAGTCCTTCGGATGCTTCTAGCAATGTATCTTGTGCGCGTGTAGATGAACCCAACTTAAATGTAGCTTCTAAACCTTGGGCAGTTTCGTTGACTTGAATCATACGCCCAACAGGTTGATCAATTCGATGATCTCTTAACAATTTAATCTTGCTTGCAGTAATCTCGCCAAATGCGCCTTTTTCAAATACTACTTCACCGGCACTTGTATAACCACGGCTGTTAAATGGAACGATTAATCCTGAGATTTCGCGCTTGGCTGTGTTAGCAGTTAAATTGATTTCAGTTGCAGAAAAATTAATTTCCATTTGTAGGTACTCCTATTTGTGGTGTAACAGGTGAATTGGATGGTGCTAAATCCTCTAAATCTCTTGCTTCATCTACAGTAAGAATTCCAAGTGGAACAACATCGCGATAGAATGCAGCTCTTTCAGCAGGATTGCCTCTAAGAAAATCATCAAGATCAAATTCTACATATTGACCCATAATTGTAATATCATCCATGCTCAAACGCTGTTCAATTGGTGTTATGTAATTTCTTAATGAGAAATCAACTAAGAAACGCTTTTCACCTTCTGCATTGTTATATGTCATTGATGAACCTGATTCAGCACCAATTAGATATGGTGGAACATTCATCATCTGAGCCAACATAGTTTGCATTGCTTTTCTGGACTCAACTAATTGCTGTTGAGAGTTATCAAACTGTTCTGCCTTAAACTCAAGATTGCTTGTAAGATAGGCAGTTGCGCGTGTACTTCTAGCAGCCTTCCATTTGGATAACAAATTCAAAACTTGATCTTCTGGCAAATCCATTCCCGTATTGCGTAAAGTTCCGGATGGAATTGGTTCCTCAGCAGAACGCCTTGCAGCTTGCTCAAGCGATTGAGCAGTTTTAATTGTGGTCGCCCCTCTTTTCAGAACCCCTTCGTCTAAATTCTGAAAAGTAATTAAACTATTAAGTCCACTATTGGGAACAGTTGTGCCATCAACAGAATAACCAATTACTAAAGTTGAATTAAAATTGTAATTAGGAGTTACGCGACTAAAAGGAATGAAACGAAACGCGGAAGGACGACCATCCTCTTTGTAAACATCTATAATTTGCCAATAGGCATTGCCATGAAAAATCAAATCGTCAATCGTCCACGCAAGAGTAACTCCACGGGTCGAATTAGGATCTGGTTGCTTTAACCATCTTGGACGCGGTAATTCTTCACCTTTTGAATTGTAAAGTTCTAAAGGGATACTTGCAAGAGTTCCGGCGATAATGTTGCGACATCTGGCAACGGCACTCAAACTCATTGCTTGATCGCGTGTGGCACTTACATAACCAATTGGATCATAATAAGCGTATCCAGTGCTGTAAACGACTGGATTGTTTTGCGCTTCAACAATGATGTCTGCCATTGCTGGAAAGGTACTGGTTGCAGCTGTTACAGTGCGAAAACTGTTTAGGATTCCCATAGATTGCAATGATAGCGCATATCAGAAATTAGCGCATTGTCAAACGGAATAGATACCGGCTACTTGATTTGGCTTAGATGCAAAATGAACGACCATTGCTAGTGCGACTGCAGCTGAAACATAATTGCTGCTGTCCTTACGGATGATGCGCCACCCTCCATCGGCTCCTTCTTTACGAGCGCAACTGTAAATGTGTTTAGTTAATTCTTCTTGTCCTGAATGCGCCAATCTGCCAGATGACATGGCACTTAGCATTTCATCGCACGCTTGATAGAAGATTGAGCCTGACATATCCTGTACAGGGATTCCGGCACTAGCTAAACGGGCTGCAATGCCAGATGCCGTGTATTTGTCAAAACCAACAACTTGTGCTGAGTATTTACGCGCCCAAGTAGATACATCGGCTGCAATTCTAAAATCGTCAATAGATGTGGTTGATTCCCAAGTTTGAATTAATCCAACGCCAATTCGATCATTTTCTAATTGTTGCGCTCCAAGTAATGAACAATGCCTACGATCGGGTGAAACATCTACTGCTAACCAAGTTGATTGACCAACTGGCAATTGCAAGCCTTCAACCAAACAATCCAGCCATGCTCCTTCGGGAAATGGATTTTTGAGCGTTTCAATCCATTGAGTAAGTAATTCTGTACGGATCATAGGCTCTGGATCTTTTAATCGCGCTTGAATGGTATCCATGTCAATTGTGTAGCCCAATGCAGGAACAGATTGCTTTAACGCTTCCACATCGTTGAATGCGCAACCATACGGAGCAGAATACTCCCACCATCCGATTGTTTTATCTGAGTCGGGAGCGCTGATCGCTTTTTGTGCCTGTTCTTTAATTCTATTAAGAACAACGCTAAAAGCATCCCCTGCAGAAGATGCCATGAAGATTTGGGATCGCGGTCTTGCTTGTGTCGTATAAACCATGGCTGAGTAAGCATCTGTATTCATCAACTCCCTTGCTTCATCAATTATTACGAGGTCAGCCGACATGCCTCGCGCGCCGGAATTAGGGGCAATGATCTTGTAACGGCATCCTGACTTTGTGGTTATTTCCTCTTGACCGTTAGCAACTCTTATTGAGCGCATTTTATCTTTTAGGAATGGATTGTCCTCAATTGTGTTAGCGACTAGCCGAAATGTTTCAAGTGCAATATCTCTGTTTTGAGCAGTGGCAATTATGAGCTTCTCATCCCACAAAAATAAACCCGCAAGTATTCTCATGCGTAGTAAGTGCGTTTTACCTGACTGCCGTGAGATTAATAGCGCGTTTGTTTTGTGCGCGGGTTTCATTGTGTCTGGATAATACTTAGTTGCTTGAGTTATGACATGTGCTTGCCAAGGCATCAACGGCATCCCAATTTTGTTTGCTAAATCAATTACTTCATCGCCCCTAGAAGGTAAATCCAGATTAGGTGTGTGTATTCGGGGGAGCGTTTGCCCAAGATAGCTTGTGTCGAACGGTTCGAGTAAGGATAGGTCTAGATCGGTTTCCATTTAGTTCGATTCGGTTTGAAATGGCGATTTATGAACAATGGAGAGAGAGTCGCG